CCCAAAATAATAACTTTCTGTTTTCTGATTTTGACATCACGTGTGTGGATTTTCTTCTTGACAACCTTATCAATTTCGGGTCCAAGATCTATTGTGAACTTGGAAGCCTTACGTGGTCGTGAGGAAGATTTTACCATTTTACTTAAATTTTACTATCGAAACTTTAACTTAGGCACTTTAGTTTCCGAAAGCGACTCCACCCATGCCCTGCTTTACACGTAAAATGTTGTAATTTACGGCGTACGCACGAACCATGTTACCGTTCCTGGTGCCAGTACCCGCGAGGGATAACTTGGCAGTATCAATTCGGCTGAAATTTAGGGTTCCAGTTGGTTGAGACTTGTTCATGGTTATGCAGAAAGGCCAAGTGAAGGTGGAGACGGTGCTGAGAGCATCTTGAGGGAGGACAGAGCAGTGCATCTCTGGGACAACGTTGTGGTGGAAGGCGGCGGACATATTCTCAAAGAGAGGTGTACCGTTAATATAGAGAGTGGCGGTATCAAAAGTCCAGTTAGTAGACCACTTATTGGTGTCAGCTTCCGAAGAAACAACGTGGACGGCCTTGACTGGGTGGTTGAAGTAAGTAAGATCAACCTCGGTATCCGCGGCACTCATGAGTTGGTGTTGAGTTTGAGTGAAGAGAATCTCATGCTCATTGTTGGCGAAGAAATCGCGCTCGGGTGTATCAAGGTACACATACGTACCGAATACCTTTACGTTGCTGGGAGCAAATGTGCCATTCCTACACTTCACCCTGATCTCAACATCGTGATATTGGAGACCAACCAAAGGAAGGGATTTGGTCCAGTCGTCCGAGAAGAAGAAGGGAAGAACGTAGTGGTTCGCGGAAGTGGAAGAACCGAGGGCATTCTGGGGGCACTCATCAAGGGTGAGAGCGCAAGAAGCCTTGGCTTGAGTATCCTTGTACAAAAGGTTATGGACACCCTGGATGTAGAGGGAATCAATCTGGGAAACCTTTTGGCCACCAATCCAAAGCTGGAACTCAGTGGTGGTGGAATCATCCTTGTCGAAGAAACCGGTATCAGCGGCACCGACGCCACCGATGTTCTCAGCCTCAATCCACACATAACTCAAGAGATCACCCTTGGTCTTGATGGGAATGGTAACCTCATTACCGCTACCGAAGGTACCGATGTAGTCGAGCCTCTCTGGCTTGATTGCGAAGTTGGTATACCTCTTATAATTTTGTCTAAAAAACGACACCTCGGGCTGACCAGTGATGTAGACGTCCTGGGCACCCACCGACACGAGGTCAATTAAAGCAGCTGACATTTATTAGTAAACGATATTAAAATTTTGGCTCAATGTATACATATCGGGATGGGTGTTGAATTTCAAGCACTCACATGGGAAACAGTCGACACAGATGACGAGCATTTAGTGAGCATTTTTGGTAAGACTGAAAATGGTAAATCTATTTGTGTGACAACTGCGTTTACACCATACTTCTTCGTCAAGCTTCCTGAACATGTCACACAACAAAAGGTTCAGGAAATCTATAGAGTTCTGGATAAAAAGAGTCCTAACTGCCTAGTTTCATATTCTATCATGAGGTCTAAGGATGTTTGGGGTTTTCAAAATAATAAGGAATTTTCCTATATGAAATTGGACTTTAAGAATCTAGCGAGTCGTCGTCGTGTTGATTATATGTTGAAGAATCCTATTCAATTCTCATATGGCACAGAAAGATTCAAAGTTTTTGAATCTAACATTGACCCTGTACTTCGTTTGATGCATAGAACAGGTATTCAGTCAACTGGTTGGTTAAACTCCGGTGATAATTGTGTTCGTACACATTTGGCCAAGGTGGATATTGATCTTTTCTGTAATGACTGGAAAACCCTAAAGCCTGTCGCACGTGATGATATTGCTCCATTTGTTGTGGCATCAGTTGACATTGAGTGTAACAGTTCTACTGGTAAATTTCCAGATCCGGATGTAAGAGGTGACGCGTGTTTCCAAATTGCTATTTCTTTGTGTAAGTTTGGTAACGATGAACCCTACGATAAAACATGTCTTTGCTACAAGAAAACTGATACAAACCTAGAAGGTTCTACTATCATTAGTTTTGATACTGAAAGGGAGATGCTTGAGGCATTTCAGAAGTATATACACAAGAAAGATGTAGATATCATTACTGGTTGGAATATTTTTGGATTTGATCTTAACTATATTTACACAAGGGCGTTTATTACTGGTTGTAACCCTGAATTTTTCAAGATGGGTAAATTGAAATCACAAACATGTGAGATCTCCATCAAGAAGTTGAGTTCAAGTGCGTTGGGTGATAATGTATTGAAGCTTCTTCCTATGAGTGGTCGGTTTATTTTTGATCTCTTCCATGAAGTGAAAAAGGGTTATAAACTTGACAGTTACAAACTCAATGAAGTTTCCAAACTCTATCTTGGAGATCAAAAGATTGACATGGCTCCAAAGGAAATGTTTGCTCGGTATCTAGAGGGTGATCCCGTGAAGCTACGAGAAGTTGCGGAATACTGTATCAAGGATACACTGCTACCACATAAACTCATGAAGAAGATGTGTATCCTACTCAATCTCCTTGAGATGGCTAAAGCTACTTGGGTACCACTCTGTTTTCTCGTTGAACGGGGACAGCAGATTAAGGTCTTTTCCCAACTTACAAAGAAGGCTCGTGAAATGGGATTTATGGTACCAACGATTCGCTGGGGACAGTTACCCGAGGAACAATACGAAGGAGCAACGGTTCTGGAAGCCCAAAAGGGTGCGTATTATACTCCGATTACTGCCCTAGATTTTGAAGCACTGTACCCATCTATTATGATGGCTCACAACCTCTGTTACTCTTCGTATGTTATGAATGAGAAGGACTACGGCAACATACCTGGTATTGAATACGAAACATTCAAGATTGGTCAAAAGACCTACAAGTTTGCACAAGATGTTCCAAGCCTCTTACCAGCGATTCTTCTTGAGCTTAAGCAGTTTCGTAAAAAGGCTAAGAAGGATATGGCAGCTGCAACAGGTTATATGAAGGAGGTCTACAATGGTAAACAGTTGGCTTACAAAATCAGTATGAACTCTGTATATGGGTTTACAGGTGCTGGCAAAGGTATTCTTCCATGTGTACCTATTGCGTCTACGACGACCTTCCGTGGACGGGCTATGATTGAAGAGACCAAGAACTATGTTGAAAAGAACTTCCCGGGTTCAAAGGTGAGATACGGTGACACAGATTCAGTCATGGTTGAATTTAATGTGGGTGATCGCAAGGGTGAAGAAGCTGTTAAGTATAGCTGGGAGATTGGTGAGAGAGCTGCCGAAGAGTGCTCAGCTCTCTTCAAAAAGCCTAACAATCTAGAGCTTGAGAAGGTATACTGGCCTTATTTCCTGTACTCAAAGAAGAGGTATGCTGCTAAATTGTGGACGAAGGGTAGGGATGGTAATATGAACATGGACTATATTGACATTAAGGGTCTCCAAGTTGTTCGTAGAGATAATACACCCCATGTCAGAGAGGTGTGTAAGGAACTCCTAGATGTTGTACTGACCTCAAGTGACCCGGGACCACCAAAAGAGCTTGCAAAAGAGCGCGCAGTTGAACTCCTTTCTGGTGATGTTTCAAATGAGAAATTGATTTTGAGTCAATCTTTGTCGGATAGTTATAAGGTATCTGGGCAATCCGTGTCTATAACAAGTCCGGAGAGTTGTAATATCAATCAAGCACATGTACAGGTTGTTAATAAGATGAGGCAACGTAAACCCGGGTCTGAGCCACAATCCGGTGACCGTGTTCCATACCTACTCGTGAACACGGGTGACCCTAAAGCTAAGGCTTTTGAAAAATCCGAAGATCCAAAATACGTTGAAGAGCAAAACCTCCCAGTTGATTATAAGTACTACTTCATCAATAAATTTTTAAACCCTGTATGCGATCTACTTGACCCTCTGTATGAGAACACGAAGCAAGAAATATTCGGTGAGTTGATTACTCAATGCAAACCACCACCAAAGAAACGTGAACCTCCCCTAAGTACGATGAAGAAAGTGGATTTGATAGAGGAATGTAAAAGACTTGGTCTAGATTTTGACGGTAAAATCACGGATCTTAAAGATCGTATAAAAAATGCTCGTGTTCAACGAGAAGAAAGTATTGAAGACATATTTAAAAACTACGAACAAGAAATAGATAAGTCATGAGTCTTAATGAAAAAATTGCCGATTTGTTAGAAGAAGAATTGAAGTTGCGTATGGATCTTTTATTGACTGAGTATGCAGAAACGATATCTAAAAAATACCAGATTTCGTTACAACTACTTCTAAAAGATATCCCATGTGTTTCTGTAACAAGTACATGTATGGGAACAAAACCGGATGGTTCTAGGTGTACTTTCAAGGGTATTCATAATGGGTATTGTGGGAAGCACCAAAAACAAGGTGAAAAAATTAAACAGAGATTTCATGAAACTTTCAATGGTCACACCCACGGTCCCGGTCTTAGAAATGTTGCGGGGTGTCCAGCGTGTGAAAGATCTTTTTCAACGAATAGGCTTATAGATTTAGACTCCTTATTAAATAATGAGTAAATCCGATATTCTGCTAACATCAATAAACAACTTTTACAGCGAAGAAGACAACCGATCCAAGTTATTGAATATACTAGACAAAACAAGTGGTATTTCATTGAGAAATCTCGAATGGTTTATCACTAATTACGCTAAGAAAAATCATACATCCTACAAGACGG